AACAGAGAAACTGGCAAGCCAATAAGATCCATATCTGCTTATGACCAAGAAGCAATCAGTGCTGCAGAAAAAAATCCAAAAGAATTTATTGGATCTTTTACTGGATTAAGTGAAGATAAACCTTCAAAGATTACTAAAAGCGATTTTGTTGTAGATATATTAACCAAAATGACCAGCCATGTTCCAACTGAGAAAAATCCTACATATAAATTAACTGCAAAGGATCAACAGATATTAGACACCGTTTCTAATACAGATCCTATGAAGCAACTAATTAGAAATTTACAAATGGGATATGTAAACACGCCAGTTCCAGAAGTAAACACGGAAACCCCAGTTGTAAACACGGAAACTCCTGTTAATGTTACTACGAAAGAAGAGCGTGATAAATTACCCAAAAATACAAAATACATTTTTAACGGACAAGAATACATTAAGGGACAATAATGGCTAAGAATCCATTTGGAGATACCCCGCTTAAGGAAAAAAATCCATTTGGAGACTCTCCTGCAAATCAAACAAGCCCATTTGAACCTAAACAAGAAAAGGTTGGCTTTGGTGAAAATTTATATAGAACTCTTGGTGGAGCTGCAAGGGATGTAGGCGTGGCAACTGCTGAATTGCTTTTACCAAAAGATAGGTTAGGCCCATTAAATGTTGCTAAAGGTATAAGAGAAGGCAAGACATTAGAGGAGATAGCCACAGATCCAAGTGTTTTAGAGCAAGCAATAAAAAGCGTTCCTACAGTTCCTGAACCCACATATCCAGGTGGCAGTATAGCCAGAGATCTTTCTGGATTTGCAATACCCTTTGCTGGCATATCAAAACGAGCTGGCCCTTTAACTGGTCTAACCACAGGTCAAAAAATAGCAAAAGGTGCTGGTATTGGAGGCGTAGCAGAGCAATTTGCTTTTAGCCCTTATGAACAAAGAGTATCTAATTTAGTTCAACAGTACCCAGCTTTACAAAATCCTGTGGCTGAATTTCTACAAGCAGATCCAGAAGACAATGAAGCAGTGGCTAGATTTAAAATGGCTGTAGAAGGAGCTGCAATAGGAGTGCCTTTTGATTATTTATTAAGGCAAGTATCTAAGATTAAAATACCTAGCAGGGCAAAAGCAGAGCAACCGTTTGTAGGTCCTAAACCAGATCCATTCATAGGCCCGCGACCAGGAGCTGTGGTTGAGCCTCCAATTGTTGAACCAAAAATAGAAGCGCCTAAAAAAAGACCACGCGCAAATAAAATGCCAGAAGTATTGGTAAAGCCCAAACAACCAAAAGGTATAAAAAAAGTAAGTTCTTTATTGCAGGGATCTATACCTAGAAACGATCCGCAAATAGAAGAGATAGCAAGAGCTATGGGAACTAGTCCCAAAAAATTATCAAGTTACTACAAAACAAAGAAAGCTCCAGAAAGTGTTTCTGCTACTGGAGAAGTTAAAGTTAGATCAGATGCTCTTGAAATTTTCACAGAAAAATTAAATGAACTGCAAATGGCACCTCTTGTTGGCAAAAGAGGATCTATAGATGAAAGGGGTATTAATGATTTTGGACAAGCAGACGCTTTAGAAATATTAGAAAAGAATCCACCTCTACCAGAATATGCTGCAAAGTATGACGAATACTTAGAAAAATTAAATCAATATGATTCATTGACAAGCACCCTGGAAAGAGCTGATATAGATCCAGACTCTTTAAAAGGAAAAACAAATGAAGAGGTTGGAGAAATCATAGAAGCTATATCTGAGTTTGAAGATGTGCTTCAAGTTCCAGTTCCACCCAGTTTTAAAACAACAATCGAATCTCCTCCCATAGAACTATACGAACAGGACATATCAAGATTAGAGCCAAGGATGCCTTCTAATTTTATTAATAAGGTAAATGAAACTCCACCAGATTTTGCTGGCAATATTAATTTAAACAAAATTGATTCTCCAGATGAAATAAAAAACGCTATAAATGCTATTGCAGAAAATGAAGATGCCTTTATGGAAGCAAGAAGGGGTGTTGTTAAGTTTGGATCGGACGGAGCAGAGTTACGAGCTTTAGCAGAAGAGACTGGTTTGACCGCAGATCAATTAATAAGCAGAAAAAAAGGATCTGCATTTAATGCAGAAACCGCTTATGCTGCTCGTCTTATAAACCAAGAGTCCGCAACTGATCTTGTTAAGCTTGCAAAAAAAGCCCAGGGTAACAATGCAAGTCCAAATGATTTTTATAATTTCGAGGAAGCACTTACCAAGCATGTTGCTATACAAGAGCAGTTAGCAGGTATAACAGCAGAGGCTGGAAGAGCGTTGAGGCAGTTTAGAGAAACAGCTAGATCAGAAGAAGCTTTGCAAGCAAAAGCTATTGGTGAATATGTGCAAGCAAAAGGCAGAGGCAATATAGAGGAAATGGCTGTATTGATTAGCAACCTTGACACTCCTGAACAAATTGCAAAATTTAGCAAAGACGCACTTAAACCAAAATTCAGAGATAAATTACAAGAAGCTTGGATCAATGCGCTTCTATCATCACCATCAACCCATATTGTAAACGTAGTTTCTAATGGTATTGTTGCAGCTACTCGTATGCCTGAGTATGCTGTGGGAGCTTTATTTGGTGCTGCAAGAAAAGGATCAGACAAAATATCTTTTACCGAAGTTGGCGGTAGAATTTATGGTAGCATGTATGGCCTTCTTGATGGCTTAAGAGCATTTAAAGATGCCTTAATTGATCCAAAATCAGTAGACGATCCATTAACAAAATTAGAACTACAAAGACAAAACTCTATATCTGGAATAAAGGGAGAGATAATAAGACTACCTGGAAGATTCCTAACCGCTGAAGACCAGCTGTTTAAATCTGTTGGTTATAGACAAGAGCTATGGGGGCAAGCCCTAAGAAAAGCAAAAGCTGAAGGAAAAGGAATTAAAAGAGCTTACGAGATTATGGATGATCCAGCTAAAAACTTTCCAGACATACAACTTAAAGCACAAGAAACAGCAAGGTATCAAACATTTACAAACCCACTTGGATCAACTGGACAAAAAGTACAAGGGATTATTAATAATCATCCCTGGACAAGATATATAGCTCCTTTCGTTAGAACTCCAGTCAACATAGTTAAATATGCTGGAGAGAGGACTCCTTTTGGAATTTTTGCTAAGTCTTACAAGGATGCTATAAAAAAGGGCGGAGCTGAAGCTGACTTAGCCAGAGCAAGAGTGGCTCTTGGATCAACCGCAATGGCTAGTGTTGCTATGTTAGCAAATGATGGATTAATAACAGGAAGAGGGCCAGCGGATTATAGAGAAAACAATGTTTTAAGAGAAACAGGGTGGCAACCATATTCAATCAGAGTCGGAGATACATATTATGCTTATAATAGATTTGAACCTGTAGGCATACTATTTGGATTAGCGGCTGACTGGGCGGATATTTATAAATACGCTGATAAATCTTTTACTGAGGAAAATGGCCCAGAGCTTGGAAAATTGGCTGCAATGTTGGGAGCATCATTCACAGAAAACATCACCAACAAAACATTTTTAACTGGTGTAAGTGATTTTATTAATGTTATTTTTAATCCAGATAGATATGGTGAAGCATCTATACAAAGATTTTTATCAAGCTTTGTTCCAACTGCTTCTTACTATGTAAGGAAAGCTGAAGATCCAATTATGAGGGATGCGCAAACCTTGACAGATCAGTATCTAAACAGAATACCTGGATTGTCTACAGAGCTTCCAGCTAAAAGAAATGTGTTTGGTGAAATAAGAACCTTCTCAAAAGGAGCTGCGCCAAAGTGGATGGGTGGTATAGGGGAAACTTTTTCACCAGTCGCCACATCTACAGTAAAAAATGATGTAGTTTTTGAGGAATTGGCAAAATTAAAAATAGTTCCTGTGAAACCTAAAAGACAAATATATGGCGTTGATATAGATTCAAGACAATACGAGGATATGCTCAAAGAGATGCTATCTCTAAATACCAAAAATGTAATTAAAAGTGTTATTGAAAGCCCTGGCTATGACAACCTTCCACCAATGGTTAAAATTGAGGCTATAAAAAGTATTCTTTCAGATGCTCAAAAAGAAGCCAGAGAAAGAACCTTTAACAAAAATCCAGAACTTGCAGAAAAACAAATGCAAGAACTAATGAAGGAGCTGGGGCAAACCCAATAACCTTATGGCGCGCCAAACAGAAAGAGTTGGCCGATCTGGAGAATATTTAGTAGCCTCGGTGCTTTCTGCTTTTTCTGATACTGTAACTGTTATGCCACATGGTTCTAAAGCCGACATCATCTTTGAGGTTGGCCAGACTCTTTACAAGTGCCAGGTCAAAACACAAAAACAAATAGAGAAAGCTAGAAAGAGCTGGAGGTTTGATCTTAGATGCGGATCTCATTCTAAGACTAGGTTTTATAATAAAGGCGATATAGATGTGTATGCTTTAGTTGCATTAAACTGTCAAAAGGTAATGTTTTTCTTTCCAGATGGTAGGAAACAGATAACCTTTCAAGACGAAGACATCCAGGCAACTGACTCGTTGCAAAACACAAGAGATCTATTTAAAGAGCTTGGATGTCCAGAGACACTTTTTGATCTTCATAATATTTAACAGAATTAATACCAAGTGATATTAAATACTCCGCAACTTCATGCGGGTGTTTGTTTTCTGTATTACAAAAATCAACAAACTTTTTAGCCAGATGCTTATTTATATATATTGGTTTTCTACCATTCCTTTCTTCAAAGATTGGATCGTTAAACTCACATAAATTCATAATCAACCTACTTGTTTATTGATACCTCAATAGAGTATTTGCCAATGTTATTTCCATCTTTATCTACTCCGTGTACCATTTCTAATTCCAGATCAATGAAATGTTTTGCTTTTAACAGATCTTTGATCCTGTCTTCATTTTCACCTTTGTTTCTAGTAATGTACTTTAAACAACTTCCTAAGTTATAGGATAGCTTATTAGCATAAATATAATCAATCGGCTGTATTTTTAAAGTGTTGTAATGTTCACCGCCAACCTGATTATTAGTGGCAAGTTTATCTATTGCTTGATCCCATTCTTTTGGTGTTAATTTATCTATTGTCATAATTATTCCTTTTTTTTAAATACTTCTTGTTTAATAGTAGAAGTGAGTATATCATAAGCGAAACGAACACAAAAAGGAATAATATATGAGCAATAGTGAAAAAAAGTTTATAGATACTAAACAACTTGCTGAACGCTGGATGAGATCTCCAAGAACAATAGAGAACTGGAGAAACAAAAAGATAGGCCCAGATTATGTAAAGCTAGCAGGCAAAGTTGTGTATGACATAGAGGAGATCTTAAAGATCGAAGAGGAGTCAAAGGTATCAAATGAAGCACGCCTTACTTAGCCCATCAGCATCAGACAAATGGACAAAATGTCCAGGTATGCCAAAGTTAGCTGCTAAAGTTGACTATCAAGTTGGCGTACCCGCAGCTGTTGGTACATTAATCCATTCCATGACTGAACAATTACTTAAAGGCTTTTTAGTTGATGTAAGCCTGGAAGATTATTGGCTTGGTAAAAAAGAATATGTGGAAGACTTTGAAATAGAAGTTGACCAGGACATGATTGACTGTGCAAAGGTGTATGTTGATTATGTACAAAACAGAACAAAAGAATTAGACGGGAGACTGCTAGTTGAACAAAAGGTTAGGCTTGAAGAGATTTCAGATAACCTTTATGGATATGCAGACGCGCTAATCATTACTCCCCAAAAGATGTGCGTTATAGATCTTAAAACTGGTAAATTTCCCGTCAGCCCAGATAACAACAAACAAGCAATGATATATGCGCTAGGCGCATTATCAAGATATGGTAGTGAAGACACAGAAGTTGAGATTACTATCGTACAACCAAGAGCAACATGGGGCGGTGGCCCTATCAAGACATGGCTCACAACCGCTGAATATCTAGTGGATTGGGCTTACGATTTCTTACAGCCTGCCGTGGTGGCGTGCGAAGAGGAAAACCCTAAATTTGTATTTGGGGATCACTGTCGCTGGTGCAACGCAAGAAGCATCTGCGATTTATATAAACTTAATAACGAGGAAAAAAAATGACTGAAGTACAACAAGAACCAATTAAGTTCAGCTTTGAAGAGGGCGGAACTGAATATGAGTTTGATAGTCTTACAGACGACAATAAATTGCTTTACAACAAATTAGCAACTGTTGAAAGGCAAAAGAACGAATTTGTTGGCAATGCAAATTTTGAAATTGAAAAGCTTGATATTCTCAGAGCTGAATATGCTAGACAATTAAAAAATGCCGTTGAATCAGAATCTGTAATTGAGACTGAATAATGGGATTAGCTGACATAAGAAAAAAATCAAAGCAGAAGCCACCTAGAATTATTGTTCATGGTGGCCCTGCTGTTGGTAAAACGCATTTAGCATCACAAACAAAAAATCCAATACTATTAGATGTAGAGGATGGTTTGGGTAAGATTGAAATGGATAACATCCGTTGTAAATCTTATGAAGACGTGATGGTAAATCTACATGAGCTAGCCACAGAGGATCATGACTATAAAACAGTATGTATTGATTCTCTTGATTGGTTAGAAAATTTATTATGGGAAAAGGCTTGCCAGGATAATGGTTGGAAATCAATTGACCAACCTTCTTTTGGAAAGGGGTATACCGAAACGCTTAACTACTGGCGCAAGTACATTGACGCTCTTAATGTATTAAGAGAAAAAGGTATGATGATATTCCAGATATGTCACAGTGAAGTTAGAAAAGTAGAAGATCCTAGAATAGAACCTTATGATAGGTATTCACTTAAATTGCACAGAAAAGCATCTGCATTATTGTTAGAACACTCAGACGCGTGCTTCTTTGCAGCAAAAAAACTTGGCACTATCAAAGTACAAGGTAAGAGTGGTGGAATGACTACTAAAACTGTTAGTGGTGATAGAATCATTTACACAAATGAAGAACCAGCTTTCTTAGCTAAAAACAGATACAACCTTCCAGATGAAATACCTATGGATTGGAAGATCATTAGGGAGGAAATGTTAAAGTGAACGAAATAATTTTATTAGAATATAACGAGTTTGATCCTGGCGATGATCCGCAATACACAGATGGTTATTGTAACTATTGTGGATCTAAGCAAGACGACTGCGTTGAATATAAATGTTGGATATAACAGAGGAGTAATAATATGGACTTAAGTAATTATAAAGTAGAAGCCGATACTGACGGCAGAGTTAATTTAAAGCCTGGTAGATATGTTTTACACTTTCAAGGTGAAAAAGAATTAACTAGTAAGAACAATCCAAGCTGGGAAGGCTACAGCGCAAAGTTTGAAGTAGAAGATACTGGCCAAACTGTTGACGCTTTATTTACCATAAAACATGAAGATGAAAAGCATGCCCAAAATGGATTGAAATCTTTATTTGCAATGTGTAAGGCTATGGGTTTAAAAGAAATGCCAGACGACACTGAAAGCGCTTTTATGGGTAAAAGTGTTTCAGCTGTAATAAGGCAAAAGCCAAATAGCGTTTACTTTGAGGTAGATCAAGACTGGGGCAGAACCTGGGAAGCTACT